ACAGGGACGCGGGCATATTCGGGTCACGCCAGAGTGCGTTGAAAAATAATCTTACGCTGTTTCAAAACAAGAACCCGATTGTTTTCTCCGGCGACTTTTCCGAGTATCAAAAGCACCGTTTTACGGCGGCTTCATCATTGGAACGAACAAAAATCCAAATAAACAAAGCCGGCGTGTGGGTCAATGATATTTTAAAAAAATCTTGGAGCGATGTCGCCGACTTCGAGACGCCGACAAACGGATTGATATTTGACGTCGGCAACAACAACTGGTCGGGCAATAAGGCTGTTATGCGGTTATATGGCTACACCGACGGCGATGCACAGCAGCTTGTCCCGTGTCTCGATGCAAACGGTGTGCCGTGCCTTTATGACCTTATAGGCAAAACGGCGCTCTATAATCAGGGCGCGGGCAGCTTCACATGGGGGTGAAAATATGATATACGGAAAACTGGTCGGCGGTGCTCTGCACGGTGCGCCGCGACCGATAAAAACAGAAAATGGCGATGTTTTTACCAACGACCCCGCATTGCTTTTGCAGTACGGATACAAGCCGATAATCACGGCGAAATATCCGTCCGACGGCGGGTATTACACCGACTCGTGGACAGAGACTGAATCCGAGATAAAGCAAATCTGGACAGCCGCCGAGCCGCCCGAAGACATATCGGCTGACGAGGCGCTGGATATCATCACAGGGGGTGCGGATATATGACACGGACGCAGGCAAAACGCTTCCGCGAGATGATAACAAGAGCCGCCGCGAAGCTGACAAACGCCGAAGCTCTGACAAGTATCAGCCTATTTGAACCGTGGAGCGGCGAAAAAGATTATTCTATCGGCGACAGGGTGCGCGACGGCGGTAAGCTCTATCGCTGCTACAACGCGATATCCGCCAATCCCACATGGCGTCCGAGTGTGACTCCCGCGCACTGGGAACGTGTGACGGTAGGCGAAGACGGCACGATAGATAACCCGATAACTGCCACCGAGGGCATGAGATATTTTAAAGACAAGTACTATATCGACGGCGGCAAAATTTACAGATGCACAAGAGACGACAGCAACGGTCAAGGTACGATTTTACAGTATCTTCCGTCGCAACTTGTCGGAATATATTTTGAGGAATTGAGCTAATGCGAGAAGTAATAATTGATTTATGGAGAAGCTCTCGCTTTAATATGGGTTATGTCGGAGAAAATGAGGCGACTAAGCTTATTTTTCAACTCACACCAGATTTACAAGGCGCGGACTTTTATTCTATAGATTTTCTTGTGGGCGACACTCTAAAAAGTGTTAGCGATATTAAAGTAGACGACGAGTTTTTATCATATATTGTTCCTTCTATTTTAACAAAGAAAGACGGCGAGATAGCCATACAGGTTTTAGCGGGGAACGATAAATTTATTGCTAAATCACCTATTGTCTACGGGAAGATATTCGCGCCTAAAGATAAATAATTTTGAGATGGCATAGAAAGAGAGGATTAAATATGAACATAGCTATGTCTATCGGACACGGTAAAAATGAAAGGGGCGGCTACGACAGCGGAGCGTGTGGTGGCGGTTTTCAAGAATTTAAGATAGGTCGAGAAATCGGTAAGTACGCGGCGGCAGCTCTTCGTGAGTACGGCTGTAATGTAACGCTGATAAATTACGACGCAGACAAGAGTCTTTATAGTCGTATCAAGACTATAAATGCTGGCAAGTATGACCTTGCTATGGAGATACATCTTAACGCCGCACACGGCACGGGCTCTGAGGTTTACTATAAAGTAGGCAACAACGCTGGTAAGACAATAGCCGGTGCAATCAGTAAGAGCATTGCTACCAAGTTCGGCATTCCGAATCGTGGTGCAAAAGTTAAGGTACAAAATAATACAAACTACTTTGGTTTCGTTAGAGAGGTCAAATGTCAGAGCCTCCTCGTCGAGACCGTTTTTATTGATACAACCTCTGATCGTAAACACGTTGAGAACGCATCTGGGCAGAAACAGTGCGGTATTGCAATAGCCGACGCGGTTGCCTCTGTATATAAACTTAAGAAGAGAACAGCGAGTGCGCCAGCTGTTACGCCGACAACGCCATCCACCCCTACCCAGCCCGCTTCTACCATAAAGGCGGGAGATGTCGTTAAGATTGCGGGCAAGAAGTATGCCACAGGACAGAGTATTCCTGTATGGGTTAAGCTCCGTAAACACACAGTTAAGTCTGTGAGTGGAAACAAAGTTTTGCTTAAGGAGATTAACTCATGGGTGTACGCGGCAGACCTTTCGTTGGTTAAGAGTGCGTCAAAAAAAATAGGCGTAGGCTCCACAGTAATAATTAAGACTGGGGCAGTTTACGGCGGACTCTCTAATACGAGAGGTAAGGCTGTGCCCAAAGCTCAGCTCGCGCCCACAAAACACAAGGTCTCAAAAATTCAAACAAACAGTGGCGTGAAGGAGGCTCTGCTTTCGGATATCATGTCATGGGTTGCCGTTAAATATCTTAAGGAGGTATCGTAATGGCAATCAGTATGGACGCCTTAGAGACAGAGATAAAGAACCTCAAAAGGCGCGTCGAGGTGCTTGAAAAAGAGTACACCACTCTTGATAAAGAGGTTGACGATATAGATAAAACTCAGAGCGTTGTTACTTCTAAGCTTAACACGGTTATTGAAACCCTCGGAAAGCTTCAGCAAGCAATAGACGATTTAAAAGACCGCCCCAGCAAGCGTTGGGAGACCATTGTGTCTGCTCTTATCGGTGCTGCTATGACAGCCTTTATCGCATTTATATTTGGGAGGTAAGATTATGCAAAAATTCAAAGACATTATTGAGAATCTTAGTAATGTATCGGTTGGTACTTGGGTTCGCCTTATTCTTATGGTAGGCTCTCTTGTCAACCTCACACTTGGCGCATTTGGCGTTGCGGGCATCAGTTTTGATGAGAATCAGCTGTACGCAATAGTCAGTGTCGTGCTTGCCATCGTAACTGGCGTCGTCAGCTACTGGAAGAATAACAGCTTCACTGCGGCAGCTCAGGCAGCGGATGAGTTTCTTCATGCTCAGGGTAATGCTAAAGAACAGAGTGAAGTAAAGCCTGACGAAGACGCAAACGAGAACGAAGAAGGCTAAGTAAAAAAACGCGGGTAGGGATTTCTCCCTACCCGCGTTTTTTTTACCTAAATTATCTCATAAAATAAGGCTTTAGTTCTTCGTCTAACTTTTGAGGGGTTATACCGGCAATCTTAGCAATGTGAGCCTTCGACCCAATCTCTCTTGTGCGGAAGTCGCCCTCTTCAGTGTTAAGCCACTTATAAGCTTCTTCTAAGCTGTCAAACTCGGCTAATCGGTGATGCCATTCACCGAAATCGAACTTACTTGAAACGCCATAAATTTTGCCGGTCTTTTCGAAATACTTCTCTAAAGTCATAAAGCTCCTCCTTACCGTTTGTTTTATCTACAGGCTAATTATAACTTATAGAAATATATTGTCAATACCTTTTATAGGACAAGAGCGGTTTTGCTTAAGCAAAACCGCTCTCAAATAGGTGTATAGGAACCAAGAGGTTCTCTACTGGAATTATACCACATTAATAAAGGAAGTCAACCGTTATTCTTCATTTTAGCCCACTTTTTACTGTTTTTAGATTATAAACTTGAAGTTTAAATATCTCACGAGTTAACTTGTAGGCTAAAATTACTGTCCGAGATTTGCCATAAATTCTGTGCCCCATCTGGTCGCCTGTCCCTCATACCACGCGTCGTCGTAAGCGGGTAAAGAGCTATATCTATACCCTTTTATCCGCACAAGGTATTCTCTATGCCAATATCGTATCGTCGAGGGAATACATACGAGAACCGGCATAAAGAAACCGTAGAGCGTGTTCTGAATTGCGTGACCGTGTTCGTGGTATGTAATCTCGCTCTCTGACTGGTTGTCGGTAATTATTGTTAATCCAAGCGATACACCTCCCCAACCGTTGCCAATCCTGAACCTTATACAATAGCCACACAGCTCCGGCTTCCTGAAGAGCAACAGCATAACTGCGGCGGCGACCACGCCGGCAAGCGTCATAGGCAAACCCCAAGTGAACGACAAGACATAAAACAAAAGCTTGTTATTCTTCATTACTTCACTCCCGTAGAACCGAACCCGCCTCTGGACTGGTCGTCGAGATGGTCTACTTCGTCGAGACGCACTTTAGGCATAGACTTCACTATGCGGAACTGGCATATTCTATCGCCCTTTTCAATTTTTGTATCTTCAAGAGCTATCGCAGGGAACATCCACACATCGTTGTCGCCACTGTAGCTGTTATCTATAATTCCCATGCTGTTAGCCTGTATGACCTTGAAGTTCTTGTATGTACTGCTTCTCGGTACAACATGAGCCTCGTAACCGTCGGGAAGCTTCATAGACACGCCGAGGGATATAATCTTAAACTCTCCCCTCTTAAGTTCTACAGTTTCGGCGGCTCTGAGATCTATCCAGTCACCCTGTGATATTTTCTGAAGACGCTCCATATTCGCGTCATGATACTTTATTTTAATCTTCTTCATTATTCTTCTCCTTATTCTTCTTAGTCAGTCTATAATCCTCAAGAAAGCAAGCTACCGCCTCAAGCTCGTCGTCTGTAAGAGACTCCATAAAAATATTCTCTCGTCTCGGATAACCACACTGCACAAGGAAAGTATCATCGTTTTTTGCCGGCTGAACATTTGAGCCTTTATTAGGTGGTTGAGTAGATATAGACTTTGTAGGTTGATACCCTTTCTGGGTCTTTAATTCAGACTTAATTGTAAGTCTATCTTCCATATTACCTCCTTAACTTATCTTCTCTGCATACTGGTTGTTGCTTGCCAACATCACCCCAAGAACATCGTCTCTGTGGGGCTCTTGGTTTGGGATAAACCGCCCGAACTTTACGATAATGTTTTTGTATCGTCTGAGCTCGTTTAGTTTAGGTTCAATTTCATCGGACGTATACCCCGTGTAAATTATGATAGGGTCGTCTGTGCGCTGACGAAAATAATCAATAACTTCAAGAATCTCTTCTATTTGAAGCATGGGTTCCAACCCGCCAAGCACAATTGCTCTCGTCACAGTGCTCGACTGATAAAGCTCAAACAGTCTATATGGCGCAACCTCGATGGTTGGAGAAGTTGCGAGGGAAGAGTTTTGACACAGCTTCTCCCCGCAATCTCTCTCGCATTTCCAGTCGCAACCGTTAGCACCTATAAGCATTGCAGGATATTTATAGTCCCCAAACGCCTCTACTTCGATTGCTTTTACTCGCATTAAAGTTCTCCTATATTGTTAAGGTCAAACCAGTCACGCATAGCGAACTCTTTCTTACGAGCCTCAGAGTAGGTCTTAGTAGGTGTAAGGAAGCCGACTATACGCTGATATGTCGTCTCAACGGGGTGTCCACACTCGGGACAAGTATCTCCGAAGAATCCATGATTGTTGTCACAAGCCGATATACGAAGATTAAAGGCAAAGTAGTTAACACCCGCATCCGCCACATAATTCATCATATACCAAGCTTCATCGAAACTGTTGAATGGAGAACTGATGTTAATATGGACTATACTGCCGCCTGAACAAGCCTTATCAAGGATAGCACTCACTCTAACCTTTTCAGCTATGGTTGTCTTTATGCCGAGCGGAATCCACTGGTTGCCGTACAGAGGAAGGTCGTATTTCTCATCGGGAAAGAATAGCTTGTCTTTTTCCATAAGAACAGCCGCAGCTCTCTCTCCGGGAACCTGTTCGATGTTCATCATGTAGTCCTTGTCCTTGACGAACTCGTCTTTAATCTCGGTGATTGTCGCAAGTATCTTCTTGGCGAACTCTACGCCCTCGTCTTTATAATATGTATTACCGAACTCGTCGTGATAGGTGTAGCCAAACTTCTGCAACGCTTCGTACACACCAATAATGCCAACGGTGTTGTACTGCGACTTCATGTTGATAATACCGAGCGCGTAGTTGGGAAGCAGCCCCTTTTCTGTGTTTCGCTTCATAATATCTCTAATAACATCAAGAGTTTTTGCACAGGTAATTACTCGACCCTTAAGAGCTTCAAGATACTCTTCCTCTGATGTTGTCTCGTAGGCAAGACGGGCAAGGTTTATTGTGTTTACCTTAATAGATCCAACCTCAAGCGCCGACCCGCCGATGCTGTTGAAGTAGCCAAGCTCCTTTATGTTGCTTTTAAGACGGCAGTTATGTGTGATTATACCGTTTGCCAGAGTAAAATAGGGGTCATCTTTGTCGTACATCTCAAGGCAATAGCAGAACTTATCATCAATATCCACTGGTTCTATTGACTTTATCATAGAATAAAGGCGTCCGCCGCTATCAATCTCGATACCTCCTTTTTGAGCGCAGCAGTCTAAATCATACAGAATACCATCACCTACGGCAAGATCGGTTGTTCTAAGGTCGCCGCCGATTACCGGCACTATATGATTATCAGTAACTATCATCTCGTCGTGATTATTAGTAATAACCTTATAGAACGGTCTCGCAGGGAGTTTAACAGCTTTACATTGACACCAATGACCCTTGTAGCGTACAAATAATTTCTTTCGAGCCTCCGCGTATTTTTCTTCGCACAGCTCTTTAAACGAAAGGGTTATTGCCTCGCCGTCGCCAAACTTTACGATGACTTTCTGTGACCCAGCAAAACAGCAGTTACTCAAGCTTGTGACATCCTCTGATACGAAAATGTTACTATCCGCCCACTTCATGTTATGACGGCAACACCACTTTGCAAAATCCTCATCTACGAACTTGCCGTTCTGTCTGAGAAGAGCAAACGAAACAACCGGAAACGTCATAAGGTTCTCTCTTCTTGTATCTGAAAGCACTTTCATAAACGCCTTCTGATATTCTTTAATCTCGTCGATATAATCTATGATAAATGTGCCATCAGGGAACTCTTTGCCGCCGAAGAGCGCTTCGAGGTATGGCTTATCAAATATTGAGAAGTTGGTAAAAGCCGACTGGATTCCGCCCCTCAGATAGGGCTGATTAAGTCGATAGATTATCTCCTGAAAAGACTGGTCTCTGTAATATTCGGGAGACTTTACAAAGTAACCTTCGTCGCAATCTTTCTTCCAGAAGTAATACGAATAAACGAGAAAACTCGGAAGCCCAACCGCGCCTGAAGACCTATTGCACGTCCACGACACAAATTCGCTGACAAAATCAGTATATGTATTGAGGTGCTGAGGCGGAGCCGCATTAAAGTTATCTATGAAATAGAGCCCGCGCTTCACCAGTTCGTCTATATCATAAGCGAAGCAATACGGAACCCAAGACGAGCTATGAGCGTCGTGCAGATAAAAGTGTCCGTCCCACTCGCCCTTCAGCCACTCAGTGGCATCCTCGTGTCCATACTTCTTAGTCAGCTCATGAAATATCTTGTTGAACGCCAAAAGTTTTGAATGGGGCTTTGACATTTCGTTTATGAGCGAAACAATATCCTTATGTGCAACATTCGCGTTGCCATCTATACTCGCGTCTGCTATGGTTTGCTTATCAACAAAATTGTCGATGAAATCGGTATAGTTGAGCTGTTTATCTCCAAACCCATTGAGCTCGCTCAGCCTCTCTGGGTAAGCATTTTGCAGACGATTATATTCAATTACAAAACTTCTATCGAGACTATCTATATTGAACTTCATATATCACACCACCTCGTTAACCCATTTAATTGCTTCGACGAAAGTCATTGTCTTTCCGTCAACCTCAAGTATAGGAGCCGACATAAAACCCTTGTCTCTCATAATATCCACATCGGTAATTTCTTCGTAGTCCACTCCCTTCGATTTCAGTTTGGTCGTCAGTACATTGCATTTAGGGCAATGTGTTGTATAGAGTATTACTTTCATGTTTTGTAAACCTCCGTATATATAAGTTAAGCCTCGTATGCTACTCGTCCGCAGCACGGGCATTTTGACATTGTATAAGGTGCATACACAACAACTTTGTGCGCCCCATCGTATGACTCACGAACAATCTCCTCTCCCGTCAGAACATAGCTATTTATGTCTGCTTCGAAAACGCACCCGCAGGTCGAACACTTAAACTCAAGTGTTTTGCTTGCTCCATTTCTAAGAATATTAATCATCCTATCAGTCCTCCTCGTAAGGCTCAGGAAGTATCTGCCACGCCACCACAAAGGTGAGCACACCGTCAACACTTCCACCCTCAACTGCATCTATAGGTTCGTCCACGCCGTCAATCTCCCAAGTCATCGAGTCGGCGTCGTACCACGCTGTAACGGTTGCTCTCTCGTTGCGGGGTCCCGAGTGTATACAATTGATTGAATAGAAAAGCTCCTCAATCGTCACGATAAATTTACCACTGTACTCGGGCAGGTCGCTGACTTTTTTTATTGAGTGCCAGTTGGCGTTGGGCATTCCCTTACAGTCTGCGGGACACGTATGTATCTGTGGCTCGTCACCCTTATGGTCGCTATGAGCCTCATCTTTGGCAGTTATTACTGCCGCCTCATCTATCGCTGTAAGCCAGTCAAATATCTCGTCAATGATTCTCTTCATTTTTTAAAACTCCTCTCCATTTCCAATCGTTATACCCGTTCTCTCTGCAACGGTCACAGTATTCTTTGTCTAACCACTCATCGTAAGCGCAGTAAGCATGAGCGAATCCACTACTTCGGCGAAGTGCGTTAAGGTCACTTGTCACCTCTACGAGCAGCTTGTTTAGTCTTAAGTTCTCCTCACGGAGTTGTTTGTTATCTTCTAATTTTTCTTGACTGAACTTCGCATATCCCTTCCAAAAATCAGCATTGCTCTTAGCGGCTTCGAGGTCGGTGCGTAGAGAATTTAGCTCCCGTTTTAGTTTTTTCTTTCTCACACAACCACCACACAGTCAGTGTCCTTCGAGACTTCTGTGTCGGGTCGAATTATCTTCTCGGTCTCACCACCACACGCCGCATACCCCGCCGCGTCTATCCAGTTATCAGCCTTGCCTCTACCGGTCGCCACCCTTGCCATTTTAAAAAGCACCATCATAGCGGCGACATCTTTACAGGTCAGCAGAACCTTTTCGTCCGGGAACGCCGCATCGAGATAGCCCGTCCACAAATTTGCTATCGCGGTAAAGCTGTTCTCAGGCGAGCTGTATTCCGCCTCCCTGCTCCTGCAAACGCAGTCTTTTGCGCCATTTAAAATATCTTCTCTGTTAAAGTAATAACCCATTTATCTTCTCCTTTTAGTCTCTCTCACAGCAATTCACGTCGCCGCCACACTTACACGACGGCTCACCCTTTTGACCGATGCACACTTTTGCTCCGTGTTCAGCCTTATAATATCTACACTTCTCTTTCTTTATAGGTCTATTCCAACAAGTTGAGCAAGAAACACCAACGCACCCACGGTCGCCGAGTGGAGTATGGTCGTTGCCGTAAAGGTATCTCACGCAGTCAGAGGGATAGCCATCATTGTTAAATATCGCGTTCGGGAACTTCTTGAGGAAGTCACTTATGTATGTCTCTACCGGATGTTCTACGCTCCACTTTTCAACTATCTCGACAGCCTCTTCGGGACGCTGGGATTCGATAGCGTCACAGCCGACAACCCCCTCCTCAGCAAGCGGACACCCCGAACAACCACACAACTCTCCGCACATTCGCTCCCTTGTCTTAAGGTAATCTACTGCATCCATATTAGTCCTCCTCGTCCTCGCCCGCATTATGAACAAGACTATTGCTTGCATTATCGTAGCGCATCTCCCAAACTGGTATAATTACCGGCATATTATCAGGAAGATCTGATATGAGCCTCTTCAGCTCAGCAATTGTCATATTTATCATTTACTTTCTCCTTTACTGGTGATTTGAAAAGTAGTTTCTGATAACACTCTTTACAAATATCAACATTAATCCATTCCTTTTTTGGAAATACGATTCCCATATCAATAAATGCAGTTTCTATCTCTTTTTTAACCTTAAAATGGTTATCAGCAGGTCTTATTCCACAAATATCACATATGGCTTTCAGCATTTTTCTTCTTTCCTTATTTAACTTCTTTCTTCATAAGTTCTTCTCTGTAACCCCATAACAAATCGCGAATTTCCTGAATTTCTGAGCTAATTAGCTTATGCTCTTTTTGGCGCAAAATATCATAAAGTCTATCACAATCATCCACAATTTTGCAAATTTCAGATACTTTCATCATTTTTCTCCTTTCCAGTAATCAGCTCCGAATAAGGCAGCCCCTCAATCCAGTCGCAGAAGGTATGCCACTCATTTAACTTATGATTGCGACGAGACTTATACATGTTCGCCAGAACTTCGTAGTTAAACATTACGGTGCGACGCTGGTTGTAAGAGGACGGAAGAAGCTGAATAAGTTGCCACCAGTATTTTTTATCTTTGGTTTCAAGAAAAATTCTTCGATAATAATTTAAAGTATTAACGGTGGTTTTAAGAAGCTCTTTCCCTGATAGTCTAAAGCCGGAATCTGATTCATCGGGCGTACAATTATCCTCATGAGAAACTTTAAGTCCTCTTCCATCTAATAGGTGTTCTTGTGAAAAATCCTCCAGCGTAAACTCTTTTGCATGAATCTTGTGCATGGTAGAACATGAATTAGCAACCGTACCTACCTTGTAAGTATCAAATTCCTTCCACCAGTAGAGTGGAGCTGTAACATCCACATATACCGTAACCATTCTCATAAACTTACGATGGTCAGTACCGGCATTACGGAGACGAGTCATGAGATCTAAATCTTTAGACCCCACGACATAAATTGTCGGAAAAAGATTACTCGCACGAGGCGAAACCCAGCCACTGTCACTCTTATCCCAAGAGTTCATTGGCGACCTCATACCTCTAATGGATGCTTCAAATCCATACACATCAACATTTTCAATTTTTATCATTGAACCTCTCCTCTCTATTCGTCCGAACCCTCGACAATATCAAGCCCGTCCAGCACACACTCTGCACACAGCTCGTCGCCGTCCACATAATAAAGTGTCTGCTCTACACCGCACTTGTCGCAGAAGTATCGAGTAACACGCCTATGTGGACACGAGTCACCGATACACCCAAGTTCAGACGGACATCCGACGCACTCATTAAACTCTTTTTTCACTTAAACATCTCCTTAATAAACTGCTCGGAGTCACCGTCCTCTAAATAAAATCCATCAGAGTGCATTGCTCTTTGGATGTTGCATATCAGCTGAAAGAACCTCCAATCGGGAACCCTCTTCCACGCCCGACCAAGCGTTTCAAGAAAGCCGTCTATTCTGTCGGGATTCCTTCCGTTACCCATATCTCTCGTCATTATGTATGCTGCCGTACACGATGGGCATACCTGCCGTCCCTCGGGGACTATTTCTCCGCAGCACACACATCTATCTGCATTAGCCATTGTTATTCCCTCCGTCCTCACTTTCGCTTTTGATAACGCTGTCGATCGTTTCGGATATGTCAAGCAGTGCTCCTGATATTTCCTTGTTTTCAATGCAAAAGGACAAACCTTCAATCTGACCTGTTATCCTTTCGAATCTTATTCTGTTCTCTGCTTTCATTCCGTGTCACCATCTTTCAATTCTCCGTAACTGCAATAATCATCAGGGTCAGGAGTTTCATAATTACCCCATCGGCACTCTTGATGAGGGTATCCATCGTTGTTGTCTTGCCAATACTTACAGTCCTTACATCTGACAACCTCAACCACATCGGCGATTGGTGCTGACTTTATAACATTGTAAATGTCTGTGGCTTTATAAAGTGCATCAGCTTCACACGCAGCTCCTTCAACTAAATTTTTTTGACAACTTATGTGATACCAAGTTGCGCCTTCAATTTCATCAATCACTGCCTCACGCTCTATGTATTCAGCCATTGTTAAAACCCTCCAACTTATTATCGTAGATATTGCCGACAACCTCAAATTCGGTTGAATCATAATCAAATGTTGTAAATTTTATGCCCGCTTGCCCAATAAAACTCGCGAGACCGTTGTCATAGACAATTTGATAAATGCTCATTTTGCCGAGCCAAACTCTCTTTACTATATCGCCCTCAAAAATATTTATGCCGTTTCTATCTTTCAGACCTATGCACTGTCCTACGGTTTCAGGGTTTACAATATAGTGCGAATTCGGCAAGTTGCATTGTTCTATGTACGGAATAGTAATATAATCACAAAGCTTGTCATCAGTTCTACAATATTTAGCTTTATAATAATATCCCTCAACCCACTCGCCGTTATCTGTTCGCTTGCCGCGAAAAAGTATCTCACGTATTATTCTTCGCCTCCTATTCTGCGTTTGATTGTGTCACATATATCTGCGACAAGCCAATCGTCCGGTTCATCTGCATACCAAAAAGACCAATCGTCAAACGCACCTTCGATTATCCAATTGTTTTTATAATACTCAGTCGCTTCTTCTATCATCAACTCGTCGAAGGTGTAAACAAAATACGGCTCGCCGCCGTCGTCAACATAGAAGTCGATGAAGTACACATCTATACCCTGCTTTTTTAATTCTTCAATCACTCTTTCTTTTACCACATTAATGTCTGTCATAGTCCAGTCTCCCTTTTTATCGATTTTGGGTCATCGCAGAAATCAAAGCGTTTCCACAAGTGATTCTATCGCCATCCTCTTCTTTGCTCGGCACAAAAACAATAACATTCCACCCCTCGGCAACCAACGGCTGTTCAAACTTCCTGTATACATCGTAATCGGTGTAAGAAGTCGTAACGTCAAAACCGTTCGTTATCGCAGATTTTGTTTCATGAATGGGCGTTATTTTAACAATAAACTTATTCTTGTCGAATAGCATAGAAAGTCGTTTTGCGTCAAGAACTGTATCAGCAGTAACGGCAAAATTTAATGTATATTTTCTACCCTTGGGTACAGGGAGTTTCGCTGCAAGCATAGAAATTTCATCAAGGTTCAAACTCATTCCGCTAAATTGATTATTCCTCTGTTCGTCGTCAGTGCTGTTAATGCTAAACTGAAGCCCCGCTTCTCCGTTATATCTTTCATTTTTAATATCGCACCATCTTAAAATAAACTCTTCCAGTCGTTTATTAGACTTTGGGAGCATAGTAGAGACTACTGGGTGGATTGTTTTTGCGTTAATATATTGCCCCACGAGCGGCTTTAGGATATTATCTGCAAAATCAAGCACAGCAAAATTAAATGTTGGCTCGCCCATTCTTGCAAAATGTACATTAAATCTATCTGTCTTAGTTACGACTTCGTTCTGAAGAATTGTCTGAACTTCGTAAACTAAATCATCCATAGTCGCGTCCCCGTGATAACCAAACTGCGGACAATCGCAAAACTTGCATCTCATAGGACAACCTTTTTGTGTACTGATAGTAGCTACCCACTTTTTAGATAAATCAACCTCGGTGTTTTCGACGCCGTTAATTTCTTTATATAAGCCCAAAAAATTAGCCTTAATGTTGTTTTCTTTTCCGTAATCACCGACCGTAAGGAACTCCAACTTGCGTTCGGGATCAATATAAATTTTTCCAGTATGCGTATTTACAATCTTCATTCAATTCCCTCCGTCCATTTTTGCGCCGCAGTTCGGACAGTAATGATAGTGTGATATACATGTTCCGTAATGTTGGAATCCACAAGCGGAGCACTCGTCGCCCGCGATTTGCATTCGCCAATCTTCATAACACAACTTCCATTTGCCGTGTTTAACAGCTTGCGCATCTGCGGCAGGAGCTGACCTTATGCAAAGGTCTACAATAATGTCGATTGCCTCGCGGCGGATATTTCTTTCATAAGTTCCATAACCGCCGTTATACCACGGAGACTTTTTAAGTTCTTTTATTTCTGCCAAAAGCAAATCGCGGGCGATATAATCACTCATTTTTTACCTCCGTCCATTTTCGCGCCGCAATTAGAACAAAACGGCGTTCTAATATATTCTCTTATTTCTTCGTACCCTGTAGGGCATAAGTTTTCTTCCCAATCATAGTCAAATGTTTCTTTAAAAGTGCTTGTATATTGCGCTTCCGCTCCGCAACATGAACATACACAAGGAATATCGCAATAGCCATCCTCAATCCATTTGCCGTGTTTAATCTTTGTCACTTCAGCGGTTGAGTAGCTTCTCAAGAGACCCTCTATTTTCTTTTCCAGTCTCTCAATCTCAGCCCTTTGACGGTTGATAAGGTCAAGAGCAGCATTAGCGGCTATTTGAGAGCAGTTGCAAGTTCCCCATCTACCATTACGGATTTTGCATTCATTACAATTTTGTGAAGTGGCAATCACTTCTAATGAGGATTTAATTTCTTCGTCAGTATATCTCTTATTGGTCATTCTTCTACCTCCAACATAGCAACATCATATATAGGTGCATTACTTCCATCCCAAAATGTGAAGTTACCTACATCGGGTTGCTTATTTATATACTCTCTTGCGGATTTTTCATTGAAAAACGCCTTAACAACCTCTGTGCAGCCATATTCATAATCACATATTTTTTCAACCAAATAAACTCTCATTCTTTACCTCCGTCCAGTCAAGCGCACATCCGCAATTACTACAATATTTAGGCATCAAAAGTTCATAGATAAAAATATCATCATCCGAAACACCCAAGTCGCCTCGGCAACAAGGGCATATGTAATAGCACTCTTCGTTTATCGGCATCTTTGGTATCTGCTTTTCGAGAGCTTCTCTGATTAACTTGTAGCAATCTTTTGAAATACGCATTTCACAATCATCTGTGTTTCGATAAACTCGATTCAATACCTCACGAAGCGCATCTTCATAATCATGCATTATTAAGTACCTTCAATTCTTCCTGTACTTGCTTCAGATATTCCTTTATAGCTTTAATCCTATTGGCTACCATCTCCTTCATTTTTTTGCCTCCTTAATCTCTCTCCAAGAACAATAGTAATCATTGCGTTTAGCTTCTCTGAGTTCATACTCTACTGTCTCATTTTGGTCAAAACGGCATCCTATTAGACATTGATAACGACCTCGTTCTTCAAGCTCATCTTTCTGTCGCGGCACATCAGTGCTAAAACGAACTTTAACACCCGAGCCTATAAGTTTAATAAACTGAATCCTCATGTCTAATGCCTCCGGGGAGAAGCTAACCGCGTAATATTTTCGTCCCCTCCAATCCATAGTCGTCACCTCTCTCCTTCCTGCATCGCAACCCCGCGTGGTACAACAAATTCATCAGCGCCGCGCATCCTTCTTAATTTTGAAATGACCCTTACTAACATTCTTTGAGGCAACTCATTAGCAATAGCTTTTACAGCCCTCATATCCGACTCATAACTAATTAAACCCCAATACTGTAATTCATCGTAAAAAATCTGAGCTCTTTTATCTCTCTTGGATTGTGGCTTCATTTTGCACCTCACATCTTTCTATAAGCGTTAAGATACCAATATCCTTTCGGGTTCTTGTAGCAGTTGTCGGCATACACAATATCGCCCTTCGCTACCTGATTCTCGGCATATATTCTCGCTGGTATCGTCAACGACGACTGCTTACCTGTACCCAGACTCTGCGTATTCACTTTATATCCCCACGGTACACCGTTTTGTCCACGCATGGGGAATACTTCTGTTATCAAAAGCTTTCTCCTGTCTTCGGGCAGTCCAGTCTGAATACCAACATAGCCAAGATACTCGATACTATTCTGTATTTTGACTTTAAGGGTTAAGTCCGGAACATCTGATTTTCTGATTTGCTCTTCACAGGCAGCTAAAAGCCCGTCCATGTCGGTTATTATGTAAGACTTAAGCTCATTCCCCTTAACGCCCTTATCCGTCGCATAATCTGAGATGATATCCGTAAGGAAACCTACAACCTTGGACTTGCTAACAGATTTTGCAGTTCCGTTCTTAAAGAACGAGTACACCTGTACAAGCTTCAGCAGCTCTCCCATATTTCCAAACTCTTCAAAGTAGCCAATTTTAATTAGGATATCGAGCTGTCGCGTATCAATAGAGGTCTTCGAGAGAGCCTTAAGAACCTCCATAAACGATTTTCCTTTTACTTCGTCGTATATGTCATACAGCTCATTTGCAAGAGCAGCGGACATATACTTAACACTCGTCAACCCCTTTGCTATTTCTTTTTTCTCCTTGTTAAAATAGAAGACATCTCTCGACGCGCCGAAACGAGGAGGTGTTACCTTAAATCCATATTCGGCGGCAAGCGTAGTACCATTAATAACATCATCTTCATTAGCGGCGTTGTTAAGATATGCTGTGATGAACTCGCAAGGATAATAGCAACGAAGATATGCACAGAGGTATGATACCAAGCTATAGCTCACAGAGTGGTTGAAATTGAACGCATAAGATCCCGCATCTTTAATAACTTTCATGAACTCCATTGCTTCTTCTTCGGCTTCCGCTCTGGGCTTATCCGAGTGATTGCAATACCCGTCCAGAATTTTCGGGGTTATGGCTTCTATCTCATCAACTTTCTTTTTGGTTATCATCTTTCTTATTCGGTCGCTCTCGCCTCCGGACATACCGCATATTTGCGTAAGGAAATTCATGACATCCTCTTGATAGACCAAATACCCGAGGTTATTTTTTAAAAGAGTATCTATTTCTTCACTGGGGTTTTTGTTCGGTATGCGCCCAACAAGCTTGTCTCTGTACGAAGCTCCACCGGGTCGCAGAGCCGCATTAACCAGCGTGAGTTCAAATATTGATTTAGGTTTGAATCTCTTCATTAGGCTATAGGCGAAACTGCTTTCAAACTGGAACAGAGCTATAGGACTTCTCAGCATATCATTCCAAACCCTTTGATCGTCAAAGTTCATCTCGCTCATATGGGGGTATGGAATACCAGCCATTTTACAAGCATCGTTTATAATTCCAATGTTTTTAAGTATCAGGAAGTCAAATTTAACTGCCCCGACGGCATGAAGCTCTTCCATATCGATAAAAGCGCAACGCTCTCCGTCTTTATCAAAGACGCCATAATTGTCCGTCAGTGTTATCGGACTGATAACTATACCCGCAGGATGAATTGACTGAGATATCTTTGTGTTCAAAAGCCCGTCATAATAGAAGAAAATATCGGGATGATTCTTCTTCGCCAAATCTTCATCCATCAGGAACTCTTCAACAACCCCGTCAATGTTTCTCAATGAATACGGGTTGTCCGGCGAAAACTTATCGGACGGTTTGAACTGTTCTCCGTTCTTTTTCTCTTCCCAATACTTAGCCAGTGCATTTCCGATTCCTTTAATGGTCGCCTTTGCCTGAAGCGTTCCAAAGGCAGCTACTCGCGCCGTCTTCTCCGCCCCAAATCTATCAATTATGTACTGGAAGATTTTGGGTCTATCCTTATCTATGCAGTCGGTATCAATATCAGCCGGTTCAACTCTGTCTTCATGGCAGAATCTTGCAAACGCCGTATGCCACTGTTCGGGGTTGCAGTCAGTAATATCTGTCACAAAGGCAGTTCTCGATCCACTAACTGAACCTCGTCCGGGACCTATGGCAATGCCATGCTCCTTGCACCAGCATATCAATTCACTCTCGCAAAGCATAAAGCCGTTCATGCCGACTTTCTCAAAGATTTTTCTTTCTTCAGCCAGTGCGGCTCTGAACGCTTCTTCCTGTTCGGGCGGTATAACCCCCGTCTCAAGCTTCTCTTTGAACATTCGGTCAACACGCTCAGCTTCTATTCGGCTATCCTCTTCAGCCGACCCGTACAGTATCGGGTATTTAATAGATGTATCAAGCTCGAACGGCTCTACCATATCAGCCATTACAAGCGTGTTGTCCATAGCCTGTCTGTAAAGCTCGGGAGGTAGAACGCCCTGCTTTGCAAATGCAGCGTCCAACTCTTCACGGGACTTATATGTGAGGTCATATGTATCTTCGTCGCCGTAGGACTTGTTTTTATATTTAAGCAATATCTTGCGGCACTCAGCTTTATATTTGTCAAGCGAGTGAGTATCGGTTCCCGCTATCAGCGGCTTACTGTACTTCTTCGCAAGCTCCGCCAAATGCACATTAAAGTCTCTCTGCTCCTGACAGTCATGTGCCTGTATCTCAAGGAAGTCATATCGCTTAACAAGACTCTCGTACATCGGATGGTCTACGGGAAGCTTATTTAGAGGACTTGCAAGACACGCGCTCGTCGTGATAATGTTGTTGGACAGCTTCAGGAACTCGTCAAAACTCAATCTATTTACATAATAAAAGTGGTCTTTATCGCATGATTTCGACACTGCAAGGTTGAGTTCTTTCACACCCTGTTCGTTTCGAGCTATAAGCACCGTATGGTAGTTGTCTCTAACCCTTTCATTAAGGCTTTCAGTGAGGTATATCTCAACGCCGTGAATGTATTTAATTCCTTTTTCATCACAATACATCTTTTTCTTGACCCAGTTAAGTGGTTTTCCGTGTTCGCTGAACGCTATAGCTGGTTGTCCAAGTTCAGCGGCTCTGTCGATATACAGCTTGTAGCCTGTGCAACTGTCCAGCAGACTGTTATCACTATGTAGATGATAAATTACTAAGTTGTCTGTCAACCAAACACCTCCTCGTCCATATCTTCGTCATAAGCAGGAGTGCCGTAAGGCAACTCCGCACTTGTCACGCCGTCGGCGACTTCCCACCCATAAGCATGGGCAAGATTCTGCGGCGTTGTGTAGAATCTCTTGCTCGGGTTGTCGTAGTACAGAGCAAATTCCTTGTTGTTCGCACTACCATATCGGTCTTTGAGAACTTCAAGGACAACACTGCCTTTCATGGGCGGCGTAATGAACTTGCCGTTTCTACCAACAACACCCTTTTTATCTTTAGGTGATACTCGGTACAACGATATAACACGCTGTGCAAGGTTGGCAGCGGCAGCAACGCCCTGTAGGTCAAAGATGCTCATCTTGCGTACCTGCTCCATTTTCTTCGGGTGAATAACCACAAAGCAAGCTACATTCCATCGTTTCGCAAAGTCAATGATTTGTCTTATAAAATCTTCCTGCTTAGTCCACTTTGAGTTATCGTCGCACGACAGATCCACAGATGTGAGATTGTCGAAGAATACCGTTTTTACTCCAAGCCTTCTTACCGCACTCTCCGCCGTCGCGAGGAGATCTTCAGTCTTATGCGAGAACGAATCTTTGTAGAAGTAAAGCTGTCCGCGATAATAGGAATTGATTTTTCTGTACACATCAGACTTGATTCTGTAATACTTGCCGTGTTCGCCCTGCACTTCTTCAAGCCCCCGCTGTCCTGCGTGAACAAAGTCAATCCAGTTTTTCAACGACGGGTTTGAAAGCTCTCCGCTGTATATAAAACAAGGATAGCCCTGCTCTATAGATCGGCATACAAGCGTCGATATCAGAGAGCTTTTACCCGCAGAAGCTATTCCGGTTATGAGCGTTGTAGAACCCATATAGTTCTTGCCGAGAGCAGCGTCCAAATCTTCAAAGCCCGTTGTAAATCCCTCGACATCCGACATATCAAATCTCTTTACTTCGGTGTAATCGACTATCGCGGGAATCTCAGACTCTTTCGCGTTATTGATTACATCTCTGACTGCCTCTTTTCCCTCAAAGAACAGCAGTTCGTTTATGTCTTTTATGCGAACTTTCTCGCCGTCTGCATTGGTGTGAGACAATGGGATTTCTGCAACCTTGACACGATATTCGCCCAACCTCGGAGCAACTTTCTTTATGTATTCCTCGCCGCTTCTGTCGTTGTCGTGGACGAGGATGATTTCGTCAAACTCTTGCAGAAAATCCCAACACTCTTCAATCCACTTCGTATTCTGGTCGCCGCCGTTAATGCTTACGGAGTTGTAAAAACCGCACTCAATGAGTGCGGCACAGTCGCCTTCGCCGGTACATATTATCAACGGCTGAGTGGTATTTATTTTATTGATGTTGTAAAGGACATTACAGCAATCGCTGTTTTCGAGATACCATATTTTAAGTTCACCGTGAGGCACTGCGCGTGACTTGCGGACTTTACACATTACGAGCACGTCATTCAGGTCGAAATACTGAAATAAGGTGTTTCCTTTTTCGTCCTGCTGTATATTCAGATAATCTATTGTTTCAGGTGATATTTTTCTCTTCCGCCAATACTTGTACACTTCTTCTTTGTTGTCGGCATACTTGGGCTTGGGGTATTTGTATGCCCTGTCTTTTGTTCCGCGCTCTGCGAATGAATACTGTATACCCGCCTCATCAAAAAGCATCTCACACGCTTCAAGAAAAGTACACTTCTTGGATGTGATATAGGCATCTATGATGTCACAGGTAAAGCCACACGCAAAGCAATGAAAAGAATAAGTCTTGGGGTTATACGAGCACGACGGATTCTTGTCTATGTGTTCGGGGTTCGGGCAACACCCGACCCTTCTTGAGGGATTCCAGTTCGTAATACCGAGCAACTCAACCATAATCTCAGCATTTCTATCCCCTAATTTCTCTTTCGCTCTTTGAATATCGCTTTTTAATACCTGTATAAATCATCAACCTCCTTTACTTTATGCTACTTCGTCGCCGTCTCCCCACAGCATTTTAGTCTCATGTCGCACAGATATTGGCAATAAAAATCATCCGGTCGGCTTTCAAACTCACCGCAATCCCGGATTTCCTTTACCGTCTCCTGCATCCAGTTTATTGCTTCGTAATAGTCGTCAATGTTGAACTTGATATCCACATCTTTGCTGTTACGGAACATATGAAATCTCAGTAGATCGGGAAACTTACCATATCTCAGCTTGACATAAATTGAATATATGTATAACTGTCTCGCATACTTCTTCTGCTCGGCGGGGTTTTTAAATTTTGCTTTTGATTTCCAGTCGTGAACTACCAACCGTCCCGCCGAGTCTATGTATATAAGGTCTATAAAGCCCTGAATGATGAAGCTATCTCTTCCGTCCGCCGCCGCAATTGGCTCCTCGAAGTGTTCTTCTACACCGAGTATCTCTTTTGCATCCACGCCCTCGAAGTTTGACAAAAACTGTACGCCGTCGTCGTAATATTTCTTGCACAAGTCGGTGCGCTTATGGGGAGGAAATTCTAAAGTTACACGGTCGAAGAATTTGTTTTCATATTCACCCAGTAACTCATATTCGGCAAGTTCATCTTTACCCCAGCGTTCGAGCAGGGAGTGAACAAAATCTCCGTACTGTGCGAAGGCATTATCCTCTTCCTGCTCATCATCCTCTCCGGGCTTACGAGCTATATATGTATACCAATATTGCAACGGACACTGATGGAAAGAAGACAACTTAGAAAAGCTGTATTTTTCCATATACCTTATCAGAACGGCAGATCGTCATCGTCAGTAGCGACATCAACATTTGCTTTCTTTGTGCTCGCCTTTGCTTTCGGTTCAGAGCTGCCGTTGGAAGTTGACTTAGACTCGATAAAGCAGACCTCATCAGCAAGGACATATGTCACACTTCTGTTCTCGCCGTCCTTGTTCTTATACGAGTCTGTACGAATAGAACCTCTGACACCTATCTTAGAACCCTTGCCGAAATACTTTTCGATAAAGTCGGCGGTTGAGTTCCACGCCCTAACACGGATGAAATCTGTTTCGTCTTCTGCGTCCTTTCTCTTGGGACGATTGACAGCCACAGTGAAATTCGCCACTCTGTTGTCTGTGTTACCAGCGGTTCTTATTTCTACGTCGCCCGTAAGTCTACCGATGATTGTTACATTATTCTCTACCATAAATAATTAATCCTCCTTATTTTTAAGGGCTACAAGCTCCTTATAAACATCTGTCGCTACCTCAAGGTCGGTTATCTTGTTATAGTTTGCACTACCCGAAACCGACTTGATTATATCTGAAATTGTTTTCTTCGCCACACCGCTGTCTGCGAGTTCTTTAGCGAGTTTGTTAATGCTGTCTATAGCCATTTCTATCTTAGACTTCTCAGCCACAGGAACATCTGCAACCGGCTCTTCCTCTGCGGCGGATTTATTAACCGGCTTCGGAGCGGGAGCGTCGCCAGCGTTTGCCCAGTCAAACAGAGCCCTACCGTCGCGCTCGGTCAGCACATCGTATCTGCCCTCGAAGAGGTGTGTATTATCTTTCTGGGCTTCCGCTATGTGGGTGTCCTGCGCGATATTAAAGGTTAGAGTGTAGTTGTACTCCGTGTTATCTCTCTGCTTGTAGCCCATACCAACTTTCTTAGGAACCTGTTTTCCGTTTCTATCCTCAAGAACATAAGTGTCCTTGCCTCTAACGGTGGATATAATATGTATGGGAGACTGAAGAACCTTTTCCATAAAGGCGTCATGTCTCGGAGTTACCTTACCCCAGTTGGTATAAGAATTGCCCGGCATCTTGTCGTGATAATCAACACAGTAATCCCACTCATGAGTTATGCTGTCGATAACAAGAGTCTTATATCCGCCGTCAACCGCATCCTCAATAGCCTGAATGTATTTCTCGGGAGTATACGGAGCCTGAAGCTGAAGGTCGTCGAAGTCGAACTCATTTGCGTAATATCTTATACGACCATTCTCCGTGTCGATTGCGGCAACTCTACCACCCGCAGCGGCGGCTATGCCCTTCGCCAGTCTCAGCGCCGAAAAAGTCTTGCCACTTCCGCTTGGACCCGCGAGCAGCACCTTAAGCCAAATCTGTTCTCTTTTTGCTTTCTGAAATCCCATTTGTTTTACCCCTTTTCATTTTTATTTATTTGGATTTTACAGTCCAAGTATTTTCTCGATGAACACAAGAATTGCTTTACCATAAAGACCAATCAGATTAAGAATGTTAAAAAGAAATGCGTCAATCATTATCGTTTCCCTCCTTTGTAAAATTTCTTCCTTCGTCCGATGCGTAGAATAGTTTTCTAAGCGAGCAGATATCACGCGGTATTGACTCTTTATCCTCTGTTTCTGCGTAAATTCGTTTAAGCCACGCATAATACTGATTCATTAATGGCGTTGTAAGAGACGAAGTTTCCTTGCCATCAAGATGTCCGCGTCTAAGAACCTTGTAGGAAATACCGCGAAGGTATTTCCAGAGATTATAGTAAGCAAGTTTAAGCTTAACCATATAACCGTCGGCATCTTCGACGACAAATCCCTCTATATGCCTGTTGTTATACAGATAATCAGGTGCTGTGACCGTGTAATACCAGTCGAAGAATGTCTGCCAATCGTTAATTACGACAGCTTGCTCTTTGTGTTCGAGCCCGAACTTGTCTACAACACTTATAAGCTCGTCATAATCGAACTTTTTGAACTTCAACTCGTTGTAAACAATATCAAGCAAGAAAAGATGATTTTCCGGATAATCAATTATGTGTGGATCTCTCTGCATATCAGTACACTCAAACACAAATGTTACATTGTTCTCCCTTGAAAATTCTTTCATTTTCTGCTGTGTATCAACAGGGATTTTCTTATCTATCATCTCTTTAAGCCACGATGCATAATTACCATCCGGATTAGATTTCGTTGTAACAAACAGCGAATCATCTATCTCGTTATATGAAACTAACCCGAGAAACCCGTTTTCTTTAACATACGCAGTTACGGGAAACTTAAGCTTGTGCTGTAACATATCAAACTTTGTCTCCGGTCGCTCGTTTACATTAAAGAACTTTGTATAGCCTCTTGCGACTATTTTTCCTTTGGGAATGTTGATATACAAACCTCGTGCCCTAATCGTCTGCTCATCCCATATCTTGTCAAAGAAAGCCTGTTTTGAGAAGTTAAAAGACGAGATATCACCGAACTGCTTCTCGACTACCTGCTTATTACCTCTCAGAGCCAGAATAGCATCTGCAACAGACTCGTTCTTTTTTATCTTTGCAGTATAATCAATTCTCTCTTCAGTCGGTAAATATATATTGTTTTTAAACTCGCTCACCTTTATCTCATTGCCAACAAAACTAACAACTCTTATAGAGCCTCCAAACTCAACATTCCCCTCAAGATTAAAGGCTCTGCAAGTCTGAATGGGATTTCCTTTAAGATTTCTGTGCCCATGCACCTGATAAGCGTCAGTATTTTCACAGAAAGACTGATCAACAACATCGGCGTCGCTATAATTCCCGGAGCCTTTAATCATTTGGTCGGTAGCTACCAGCGTGAGATTGTTGGGCAACGTACTAAGACCACCGTGTGTAGCCAATATAGTTTTGCCACGATATATATAATAGGCGCATTGCCCGAAACTTCTGTAAAGTTTGCGAACATCCTTTTTAGTAAAAGAAGCGCTTTCAAGCTGAGCTCTTGTATGCATCTCAAACTCTTTTGACCCGGTAGTTCCGTCATTAGCCCAAACCCACATATGTTTCTCATGATTTCCCTCTATGAGATATACATTCGGTTCTTTATAGATGCGAAGAAGCTCCTTTACTACCTCTGCATTTTCAATTCCTCTGTCAGTATAGTCTCCGCAGAACACAAACAGCTCATTAGGTTTCTCGGTTACATCCCCGATTGCTTCTTTGAGTGCCGTATAGCAGCCATGAACATCTCCAACAAAGTGAACCGCATCGTATTCCGAAACATCCATAGGTTTGAACCACACCTTTGAAAGCTCATCCGGTTTTATAACGGTTATCCCCGACGGAATTTTCTGAGTAGCGAAACGAGCGTACATATTGTCGATTACCGTTTCAGGAACCTGTTTAACTATAGGTCGCATTTTATTTCGCCTTTTGACTTCCTCAATAGGAATGTCGGTAAAGTCTACACAATAAATCCTATAGCGATAACGGTTACAAAGCTCCGCATAGCGCTTCATCTCGGAAGTTTTGGAGTTCGTCGCGTCAATAACGGTAAACTCTCCTCGCTCCATTCGAGACTCAAGAATCTGAAAGAGTGTCTTCCAGACCTTAGTGTCATTCGACTGACTTATACACTCTTCGCCACAAACACTTAAAGTGGGCGAAGCGTACATCAACCTTATCTCGTCGGCGGATAGTGTATAGGGTTCAAGTCCATTTTGTTCAATCCATGTTGACTTACCACACCCAGCACTACCGCGCAACAGCAGTAATACTCTCATTCATTCCCTCCTTACTTTTGAATCATTATCGAACTTCCATCGTCGCCGGTCATCACACTCGGGAGCTTTCCGTCCCACTTCTCTATGTATTTTTCTGTGACATACCCCCGCCGCCTATGCTATGCATAGAGGCGGGGGCTTCTCGCTCAATAGTCCTAACGGACTAAGTATCAACGAGCTAACTCCGTGTGTCCCACGGTTCAGATTTGTTTTAGTCTATTTGGTTTAATCCGGTGTTTAATATGTTTATTGCGGCGTTATGGTCTCGGTTGAGAACCTCTCCACAACTACACGTCCACACATGGTCAGATAATTTTAGATTTTCGTTTATACAGCCACAGACGTGACACATCTTGCTGGACGGAAACCACCTATCTATCTTAACCAACCGTTTCCCTTGTTCCTCTAATTTATACTTGAGTATATCACGGAACATCCCGAAACCGTTATCATTCGTAGATTTACCGAGGGTAAGGCACTGAGCCATTCCTTGTAGATTTATATCTTCCACACAGATGATGTCGTAAGTGTCTGCAAGATGTCGGGAGAGCTTATGTACCCAGTCTTTACGCTGGTTAGCAATGTGCTCCTGTATGGATGCAACTTTTACTCGTTGCTTTTCGTAATTATTGCTCCCATATTTCATCAAGCTCAACTTTCGTTGTTCTTTGGCTAAAACGTTTTGAGCGTTGCGGTAAAACTTCGGGTAGTCAGCCTCTCTGCCTTGGCTATCGACGTAGAAACTATGACTTGAATAGTCCAACCCCAACGCCCTCGTTTTGTCTAAATGTCTTTCGGGTGTTTCATAATCGTATTCAACGAGAACTGAAACAAAGTACTTTCCGGACGGCTCCCGAGAAATCGTTGCAGACTTTATCCTTTGGTTTTCAGGAATTTGTCTGTGCTGTTTAATCTTCACGATACCGACTTTTGGTAGTTTCAGCTTGCCGCCAATAAGTGCAACTGTCCCTTTTTGATTGTTTGTTGTATACGAGTGATGGTGAGTCTTTTTACTCTTGAACTTCGGAAATCCGACTTTCTTATCTCGAAAGAAGTTGTTGTAAGCCGCCTGAAGATTCATCTGTGCGTTAGCAAGAGCAAGACTGTCAACCTCCTTCAACCACGCAAATTCGTCTTTATACTGGGCGGGAGTATTGCTAAGCTTCAACCCAGTATTCTCATAATGCTTAATTTTATCCGCAAGCATACGATTATAGATAAATCGGACACAGCCGAATGTCTTAGCAAACAACTCTCGTTGCTCGGCATTCGGGTATATTCGGAATTTATATGCTCTGTTTGCCATACGGATCACTCCCTTCTTTCATCATTTACGGTTGTCCCGTCTATATATACAATAAAAGTTTGCCGCAATTCATCCCACCACTTATAGAAGAGGGGGATTTCTTGCTTTCGGCGTGTTAAATCCATCTAATCTTCGGTTCACCCTTGAACCCCTTTTCCCAAACAAACCACGCATACGATATTGCGCTCGACTTTATTTTGCTAAAATCACCGTTTGGGGCACACTTCATTCTGTCTGAAAAAACATATACATATTTTGGCGGATTCTCACGAAAAAACTCTCTTCGTCCTTTGCTTTCGAGAAAAGTAGTTTTTAGGAACATCGCTATCTTAGTTGAATCCATAGATATCTCTAAAGCTTTCTCTATGAATTCCTTGGCACGTTTGTACGGCGGGTTTGTGATAATGTCGCGTGGTATATACTTCGTGGGATGAGGTTTGGTTCTCAAAAAGTTCGCCACACATGTATTTGGATAACCCCTATCCACAATGTCACTCGACAGAACGTCGTAGCCATGAGCTTCCAACACTTTTGATATGTGTCCTCCACCACAACAAGGCTCCCACACATAGTGAGAAAATTTCTCTCTTTTCAGCAGCTCCTCAACTGCTTTCGGGTCAGTCGCGTAGTAGTCGTCGTCTGCCCTATTTTCGTTTGAGTGGTTAGACGCCCCGATAATTTTATATACAGAGTTTGCATCGCCGCTCCAATCCTGAGCCATTTCATCTCCCCTTTTCATTTTCATTTTTCAAATCAAAACCCGATTCCTTTTAGTCCAGAATTTTCCAATCATCATCCCTAACCCGAAAGGCATCGCCACACTGGATGATATCGGGATAGTTTGACATCGCTATCTTTATCGGATCAAGACTACAAGCTCTTCGTCACCGTTTTTGTTGCAATCCATTTTCTTACCTCTCATTAACTCCTTTCGGTGTTTATTCGTCATTCATTGGCTCGTTCCAGCATTCATCGCAGCCTGCCCCCGGACACTCTCCGCCGTATATTCCCATTCGACACACCCAAGGACATTTTTCTTTAAATGATTTGTCCTTCGGTGCTTTTGGGAACTTTTCAAAAAATCCTGTGCGTATGTTTTCTTTGGGTGTTCGTTGCTCCATTTTTGTATAACCTCAACTAACTTCATAGCATCTTCGACGCAGATTTTTGTGAGCGCGTCCTCACAAAACCCAAACATCGGGCATTGCTCTTTGTTAGCCGCATCAGTTATGCACCTTGTGCGTGAATTACAAAGTCTTTTAAGTTCGGCAAAGAAGTCTATCGTTTTGTTGCAATTCATAATTTTTCCTTTCTGCCCGGACTTTCGCCCGGGCGTTAAATTAATCATTGTTTTTTCTCTTGTACACTATCGGTTTTTGTGCCGCCGCTCCTTTCAAACTCGACAAGAATTTGTTAATAAGATAAGTCTGACCTTTACCTGTGACCTTCGGCGTCTTCGTGATATCTACCGTGCCATCGGGTCTGTAGAAAGTCGATATCTTAACCTCGAACAGACCTAAGTCCATAGACTTCTGCGTCGGCATATTCTTTCTGTCGCCCGACTTTATCAGATAGTCGTTCATTCTCAGCCACGAGAAGAGACGATTCTGTCCAATATCGACGCCGTTCTGCTTTATAAGCTTCGCAAGGTCGCCGACTGGAATAGATGTCTTCGAGCTTTCTACAGCCTCAGCGAACAGCACCTTCGGAGCCTGAGCTTTTAGCTGATTTGCCATTCGTTTTGTTTCGTTGAGCATAAGCGTGATAGCTTCTCGCCCATATGTATTGCAGTCCGCAAAGTAGTAATCGACGAACTGTTTCGTATCGTTTACATAGCCACCTGTCTTACGGATAACGGGCAGGACTTCAGCGGTTATCCAATGCTTGAACTCTTTTGCTTTCGGGAGCTTGCTTGAGAGGATAAGACTGTAAAGACCAGACTCGTTGATAAAGACTACTTCGCGGTTCTGACCTGACAGAACGATTCGTTCTGTCAGCTTATCTTCGTTGTCAACATGGTCGCGAATAGCCTTTTGGGTGTTCGTATATCCCAGAGCCGTTGCTACATCCTTGCCGATAAAATACGGCTCGCCGTCGATCTCCAAAGCCCTAACATTTCCAAGCTCTTCGTTCGTAAATAATGTCATTTTATTTTCCACTCGATAAATCATTTCCTTTCCTTAATTTGTTTTCTATCTGTTCCTTATATCTTTTGAATCTCGGCAGAACCGCAACCCTCAGCTCGTCGTCGAGTTTATAGTAGATTGCTATTGGTTCGCCACACTGATTGCACCGAGCAACATAGCCAACAAACTCCATGTTGTTTACACATTTCCGAGGCACAACCTCGTGAGCTATTAGAGTGAGAAGCTTAGACTTCCTCATTTCTTCTCCTCCTATACCTCAAAAGCTCGCTGCCATATTTGTTTCTCACATATTCCCTACGGCTAACTCCGTATTTCTTCTGTATGTATCTGTCTACAAACTGCCTTTCGTTGTAGAGTTGCTGTTCGGTCTTGTAGAACCGGCACCCGCCATATTCGCACAGCTTTTCTGTAAGCACACCGCAGCAGCTTCCTCTGTCTGCGAAACATTTATGTCTATTCATAAAGTCCTCCAAATTCATCCAAGTTTTTCAATACCCTTTTCGTGTAGTGAGTAGAGTGAATACCCTGTTTCCATAGGCGTTTTGCTCCACCCTCGCCGCAGTTGTAAGCCATCAGCGCATCTGCAAGTGAATAGCGTTTCAGATACCCACTAAGGATGTACACGCCGCTTTCGATGTTCTGTGCTGGATCAAACAAATCTGTGACACCCAACTCGTCTGTAAGCCACGATACATTACAAGCGTTGATTTGCATCAAACCGTAGTCGTTGGTTGCGCTAATCAAAGTCGGATTAAAATTGCTTTCCGTTTTGATAACCGCCTTGATAAGAGCCGCCGAGACACCGTACTTCTCGGCAATCTCGGTGATTATATCGTCATATTTTGTCTTTGAATCGGCGGGTCTTTGTTGCTCTGTGGTAGAGGCGATTTCTGTTTCGAATTCAATTTCCGTTTTCAAATCCAAAACCGATTCGTTTTCAGTTTCGATTTCAACTACCTCTGCGCTCGGAGCTTCTACCGGCAAGGCATTACCGACCATAAGAAACGCTCCTATGCTCAACACCAGAGCAAACGAAAGACCTTTTATTATTTTTGAATTTGACTTATACATAGGCATTAATTGTTATGTTGTAAATGTCTCTGTCCGTGCCAAAGTCGAGTATGTCCTCCATATCAGAGGCAAGTCTAACTTTCTCGACACGATATGTATGATTGAAAGGCGCTGTACTGCGTCCCCGATTCTTGACACAGTTCCATATATCCCAAGTAGAGACGCCAATCTCTTCGGCGAGCTCTCGCATCGTGTCGCCCATAGCAAATGGAAGTTCATAATCGTCGTCATCAACGGCAATGTAAACAATTTTAGGTTTCTGCATAATAAATTCCTCCTATTTTCTCGTTGACATTCAACCGCCCTTGTGTTATAATGACAATGGCAGGACTATGCCCCTATAAAAACACGCCAGTGTTTAGTATAAGAGCATACGAATGTCGTTCCTCCTCATCGAATTGGGAAGCCGTCGCCAAACGCTTTTACCCTTTCGTGGGGAGTCTTCTTTTTTTAGTCTTCTATTCCGCACAAAGACCGTATTTCTTCTACCGCATCAGTTATTATATCAAACTGTTCGCGGATATCTTCAACAAAGTCTTCTGCGTCCATGTGTTTTTGAGAACCTTTCAGATTCTCCGCCCAACCATCGAGTCGATCCTCTTCGTCATCTAAGATGTCGTTTGCAAATTCGACCCTATCGTTTATGTATCGAGCAGCTCTCGCGAGTGCTCTCTTGTTCTTACGAGTCAAGTATATCACCTCACTTTGTTGATTTACCAAAAACTATGAAAATAATTTACGCAACTTGCTTTTCAAACATTTCTTTGCAAAGCTCGTAAATTTCATTATTGGAAACCTGTTTTGAAGTAACCAGCTCATTTATGTCTGTCTTTCCGAGGACGAAATCTGACACCGCCTTTCTCGCTTCGTCGTATCTGAGGATTGTGTCTTTGAGGTAGCTCATCGTAATTCTTATATCTGAATGTCCGAGCATACCCTGTAAGTCTCTCATAGCATAATCATTCGCACCGCCGTCGTGACAACACAGCACTATATTGGCAAATGATTTCCTCATGGTGTGAGACGAGATGTGTATCGGCAACCCCGCTTCCTTTCCCGCGTTTTTAAGATATCGCGAATAGCTTTGCTCCTGTAGTCTCCCGCCGTTGTTCTTCGAGAAGATATAATCATCGGGAGAACAGTTGCGTCCGCCGAGCCACTTGCGATATTCTGTAAGCGTTTCCTTTATCGCATCTGAAATGAAACACCAATTGATTTTAGATGTCTTGCTCTCGACTACGGGTATACGGTCTCTGAACTCGCCGTCGTCGTCTATGATCCAACCCCATTTTAATTTAACGAGGTCGCTTGCTCTAAGACCGAAGCAAATGCCGCAACGGAACATAGCCCAGTTTCGTATTCCCATTCGTCCTGTGTTTTTGAGCTTATCCAGTACAACACACATTTCATCATAGGAACGAATCGAATCCGCCGCATGAGCTATCGGAACGCCATCCGATTTTACACCGGACAACAGCCGCTCTTGCTTTTTCTCTTGTTCTAATCGCCGATTTGCTTTTCGCTCCTTTTCTGAAAATTCATTTTGAACCCGATTTGTTTCCCACAAGGATTTATATCTGTCTCGCTCTTCTGCTGTTTCGCGGAGGAGCTTTTTTAGTCTTGCGTTCTGGGCTTTCAGACTATCAATAAGTATATCTTTATTAACATCAACACTGGTTATCTGACCCAATTCTGACGCTCCTTCCAAGCATTATACACTCGATTGAAATTGCCCTGAATACTGATAGGATAACCGCGATAACCCTGACGCCTTATCTCACGCTCTGCAAGAAGCTCAATCCACCAGTAAAGTACCTCTGGATCGCTCTCAAGAGCAGGAAGATATTCTTCCGGGAAGTGAGTGTTATCGCCTCTGTGCCATTCAGATTCATATTTATCTCTTAAATTTCCCCTCATCTCCGGAGGCGGTGCGGGATTTGCCGCAATGCGCTGCCGCTCTCTATCTATTTCGTCCCAACGCTCTTTAACATCGGCTCCAACAAACACCGCCGAAGCACCAATCAGACCAAGAAATGAACCCAAAAATCCCATTTTACAAATTTCTCCTTTCATTAATCGAACTTTAATCGAACATTTGTTCCGCTTGCATTTTTTATTATAGTCCAAAAAAATTCTCTTGTCAATAGGGAATTTTTTCCAGTTGTAAGTTGTCACTTTTATCGGACACTCAAATCATTTTCCTCTACTTTACTTAAATCATTATTTATAGCTTTGCACAACAGCCTTCTTAAATCATTAGAACGACCATTTTCAAACCAACATTCCTTCAATGCGTGCCAATACTGTAAACTCTTCAACAGTTTCTTCACAAGAAATTTCAATGAGTTTTGCCTTGAACCAATCAATAAATTCCTTTTCGGTCATTATCTGAATCGTATTGTATTCTGTCAAGAACAATTTTATCATCTGTCCTTCGGTAAGTGCATATTCATACATCTTGTTTGTCTTAGCATGAATCGTATAGTGTGTGAGTGTAATATCAATCTCGTTAATATATTCACTTCCGTAATCACAGGTGGGACAACCATAGCAACGATAAGAGTTATCTTCATAGTTTGCGATACCGCCGTCAATCATCTTAATAAGCATTTTACTTTTCCTCCTCTTTACAGAACAAATCCGCCGCGAATTTCTATGAATTTTACTTTCCATTCGCCGCCAAATTCATCAGACAATATCTTTTCAAATTTTTCTATGTTAACCCCAGCCCTACCAATCAGAACTCCGGGTCTGATTGTATAGATTTCCATTACTTTATCGCTAATATCCCTGTAATAACCAATAGGCTCAGTATAACCAATTTCATTTAGCCATTTCTTGATAACAGTTTCTTCCATATCTTTCGCGTATACCAAGCAATCTCCTCGAAACTCTTCCCAACTTTTGCTATTCATTATTGATTGTCACTCCCTTTTAAGTTTTCTACTCAAAGTTCCACTTGCAAATCATTTTCCTTTATGAGTCGAGCCGCTATAACAGGACTCAGCTTAACCGTCGGCAAAGTAATTTTGCTTGCACCATTGCTCCAAGTTTGATGGCTACCGCAACACCTCACCTCCTTATAGCCGTTATCCCGTAAAATTCTCTTGAACTCTTTTACTTTGAATTGAGTCAATCTGACATACACACCTCCACAACAGCATAATTTCCAAACTGTTCACACTCCTTATCGAATAGATAATTTAATAGCTCTGCAAAGTCATTTCCTTTTCCGGCATATCCAAGCTTATTTGCGCTGTCCCGAATTGATTTCATCTTAGGACACGACTCACAGCTATGTATTGAGCAGAGCTTGCTTCCGATACCGGAACAAGCCACAAACTCATCTCCATTTTTCGTTTTTGCTACTACTGTTTGATGTTCCATTTTTCCCTCCAATTAACAGCCGCACACTACTTTTATTTTTCTTGTTATATCCGTCATAACCGATTCGTCGGTGATTTTACCCACTCTCCTTCCTAATCTCGATTTGTCTACCACTCTCAGTTGTTCACATAACGCTTCCGATTCATCTCTTACGCCCTGCTTACTTGTTATTTTGACGTGCGTCGTCGCCATAGACGGTTTTATTTTTGTTGATAAAGGCACGATAACCGTCGTCGGCGAGTGGGCATTTCCCACATCGTTTTGCACTATAATCGCAGGTCTTGTGTTCCGTTGTTCAGACCCCACTCCGTCCAGCGAAACCAAGTAGATTTCTCCTCTCTTAATTATTTTAATCTTCCTCTCCCATATTATTTTTTTACTTACGATAGCTCAGATGCTATCATACACCTCAACGATTTCTATTCCTAACTTCCGTATAACAGCTTCGGTGAAATTGTTTTTCATTTTCTCCTGAAGTCGAGTTTTACTTGTACTTCTGCCATAGATTACTCCATGCTTGTCTATTATGTAATAGTATATTTCTTCAGCCATTCTGTACCTCATCTCTTTCCTTCTGGACTCCATTTTCTTGTCGTCTACCCGCTCCGTACTGAAACTCACACTCGCCGGATTGTCTAACACACACATTTCCGTCCATATGTTCACAATACACGCCGGTAAAAGCTCGTCTGCAATATGTCGTGTTCAGTATCATAAACTCACCACCGTCTTTGCTTTCACCTTTTCGTTGCTCATCACCGCCGATATCGCCGCCGCACACGGCTTCCAACAATTACTGTTGTGTACGCAGTTTTTGCAATATGTTTTCAACACTTCATACACCGTCATATCACGCTACCTCCGAATTTGTTTTAAATTCGCTAAGAGCTTTCACCACAGCTTTGTATGTATCGTTCTCTACTGCCTTATCAACCTTACTAAGCAGCTCTGCGTTAAGAGCGGCGAGCGCTTTCATTCTTGTGTCATATTTTTTAGGAATCCTCATACCGGAAGCAACATCGGTTACATACCATCCGTCACTCCGCTTATCAAAACCAAATTCGATTTCTCTTCCTCGTGGAGTTCTTACTACCTGTCCATAACCGCTGACCCGCTCAAAGTGATTAAGGGTCTTAGGCTCGTTTCTGTTAGATATCGCTGTGTAAAAGTCAAGTTTATACATTTTTTTGTTTGCCTCCCTTATTCTATCTCATCCTTAAGAAGCGTTTTTATATCATCAAGCGTCGCCTTACACTCGTACACATCACCACACCAGTTATCGGTGGCTTCTCTGGCTTTTCGGAACTCATCTGTTCCCATAAAGTCTAACACTCTATCTATTGCTTCTATGGTTCTACATTTTTCATATGTTTCAAAATTCATTTTCATTTGCCTCCAAATCTCTTCATTTTAGTTGTCTTCCCAAACCAAAGCTTATAAGGAATTTCTTTTTCACTCGCAATAGTACATATTGACTTATCAGAAAAGCTATCCGAGAGATTACGAACAAGCTCTATGCAGTGACCCCTTCGCAGCTCTTCCTTAATTTTTTCAATCTGTGTGTACGGACGAATAGAATCAGGGCGCACCTCAACTCTACGCATATTATGGTCGTCTACTTCGCCGCCCGTAGAAGTATTAAGGTGGGCTAAAGTATAGATATAATATTTGGGGTCATAAATGTAAGTCCCCTCATCATAAACGATACTGCCAACTACCGTCTCTCCCGAGTAAGTTTCACCGACATACTGATAATTTCTCTGCTTATTTGTCTGGTCAAAAACCATAACAGAAACAAACTTGCCCGAAGCTCTCATCTCATCAAGCTCTTTCTCTTTTTCTTTTCTTGTTTCTATATCAATATTAAATTGCTCTTCGAAACGATGATTGACATCTTTAAGTATATCGGCAAGGGTACGATTTGTATTAGCAGCGTTAGCCGCAGCAACCCCTATTGATTCTAATGCCTTATTTACGGTATCGCCATCTATGAGTAAGCCTTTGTTTTCATTACTCATTTTTATTTACCTCCGCTACATCACCGTCTATTAGCCGTTCAGCCGTCATAGTGTCATACTTAATACCCGCATATGCAAACTCGGGATTGTGTCCCACCGCGTCTGCCGATACCCAAACCAACCACCTATTAGCAGCTTCTCTCTTCGCCGTCTCTTCGTCGTCTGCTTCAATCTCATAGGTAACTCGTCCTGAATAGTTGAATCCCACAAGATATTCCATTTTGCTCCACCTCCTTTGCGTTATCAGTGCTGAGCCATAAAGTAATAATACTCACCGAGCTGACCAAGTTCTTTATCGATTCTATAACATCTCGCTATATGGTCAATAGCGTCATCAGTATCGGCAAATCCTCTCATAAACTCTTCTCTACCATTTTTAATATTTCGTACATACACATAATTCATTTTGTTTTTATTTTCCTTTCTTATTATTCCACGTTTCCTTCTGTGCTCTCGATTTCGCAATCCACCCCCACCACATAATCTTTTTCTTTACAATATTGTATTGCTGATTTGTAAGAACAAAAATCCTGCGGCATATTGAATGAGTCAATATTTTTGGGGAATACCGTGTAAATCATATACTACACCTCGCTTTAGCTCATTTTAATACTCCTCCGGCAACAGCATGGTCGTCACATTACCCTCGTCACCGAAGTCTGTGATTATCCAAATCTCGCCCTTACTTGTGTTATATGCGGCGAGCGTTCGTCCATCGCCTACCCGAACCGCCTCGTCGTTTAAAGCCTTGTCCTCTTCGGGGATATCGCCCCAATCGCACTTTGTGTATCGCCCGAAAGCGTCGAGCAGCTCCTCGCAAATTTTACCGTCACCGAGTATATTTGCTATACCCTGCGTCATGACCTGCATTCCTAAATCAAATTTCAATTCCATTCCAAATTTAATTCCTTTCTGTTTATTATTTTGTTTCAGCATTTGTCTTTGTTTGGGCAAGTATCACAATCGTAACGCACCCAATGTCCATCGCCGTCCTTACCCATACAATCACTCTCGCCTTTGAGTTTTACATATATGTCATATGCTTCGTCTGTCTCGTCGTCTATGGGTTTATAATAAAAATCACAGTTTTCGTCTACACAGTTGTCGCTCCAAAACACACCGACATTATAACCGCAATCCTCATCAGCCCATTCCCCTTCAAACCTAACATCGTTTATGCAACATATTTCTGCAAGCTTATCGAGTACGGGTATAGGGCAGCTCCACGCCGTATCAAACCACAGCGTATTCTTGTTGTTGAGTGAAGAGTATTGCGCGTTCCATTTCGTGCCCCAATTCGCCACACTCCAATCATACCAATTATTTAAGCCGTACAGCTCCCTCTCCCTCTTGCCTAAATCACCGCGATAAATGTTGTCGGGCATTGGAATAATTTTGTTGAAGTCAATCATAGACCCATTTCCTTTTATGTACTGAAGAACCCTGTCTATATTCTCCTGATTTCCGTGAAACACAATTCGATTTGTTACCCAATTTGGCATTTTAATTCTCCTTTTGAATTAATATTATCGATAATCAAACATGGTTACGCGCCTCTTCTTGTCACTTCATAGTTTTTAGGGATTCTGTTTACCGGCACATATGTATATTCATTTAAATTCATCCAAAACGGACGACTAAACTGATACGCAGCCGGATGCTTTACCAACCGTTTTTCAGTACCGTCCCACAGAGTAAATTTGATTTCACTTCCGATTGGCAGATTGCTGAGTGCGTCTGGACTCTTTTTTCTTTTTATATTCTCATAGCAACGCTCTCGCCATTCCTTTGCCCACTCATACTCCGTAGGGGTAAGCACATCAAGTATTCCTTTCGGACAATCATAGTAACCGGGACCAGCGCTCTCATCCATATCCTTGTAAGAAAAGTTAAAATAGTCTTTGTTGTTAACGGACGTGAGCATTACCACTCCAAAAACACTTTCCTTTTCGGGCTTGGCTCCCGTTTTGAAAATGGTTTTCTTTACAGCGGCATAGTAAGTGGAGCCTACCATAGCAGATTTGAGCACTTCATATCTCCCCTTGTTGCCTACCATATCGCAATTCATTATGCTGTCGCACTCTGCTTTTCTATCTATTTTGCCGTTCTTATAGAACGACGCGTGATAACTTGTCCATCCCATTTTAAAATTCCTCCTTGTAAGAAAAGTTAAAATAGTCTTTGATTACTTCTTCAATTACATTATTATTTTTGTCCATCCAGTATGTATTCGCGCCCAATTTTTCTTTCTTATACCCTTTGCTTAACATTTGGTATTCCTGCTCCGCTACTGGGTCGTGCCATTGAAGCCCTCTTGCCTTATAGAGCGGAATCCAGTGTGCATCGTAGAAATCGTAGCCCGCTCCGTCTATGCCAAAGAAATATCCGAACTCATCAGATTCGTAAATTCTAAACCCGCACTCCGACATGATTTTGATTCCATTTCCTTTTTCAAGCCACCAATCATCTGCGGAGTCGCCAAACGACCACATTGTACCCCACATCGGAAGAGTATCATCGTACTCGACCTCAAAGTTGTCCACATCGACGGATACTATCGTTCCGTCATAGAGCTTGACGCACCAGAGGTCGGTTTCCTCGTCGTAGCTCTGAAGCTCGCCGGAGTGCTCCAGAGTGTCCGTTTCGTCCGGCAAGTCGTAGACATACACTTGATCGCCGACGCTCGGCAATGTAACTTCTCTCCAATCATCAATATCTGCTTCCATCATCTTTTCAATCATGCCCTGCGGGATAGCGTTCATTTCGTGAACCCAGCGCTCAGTCGCATCTTTGATTGTTAAACCATTTTTCATTTTCAATTTCCTTTCCTTTTATCCTTCAACCTCAACTACAAAGCTGTTGTCCGGATCCATTTTACAAGGCACTCCATTTGCGCTTATCGCTACATATTCAAACAATGGAATTACCATTAAGTATTCGGAGTCGTATACATATACCGTTCCCGAATCATCCACAAAGAAATCATCTATCTCCTCTCCGACGTCAATCCAGTCACCGTCTGACGATTGAAGGTATGCGTCGTCTGGTATAAGCGACACTTCCTTGGACACAGGCTTGACTTTACTCTTAAATTTGGATTTGTTTTTGCTGTCATAGTAGTCATAATTATCGTACCATCCGCCGTAGCACCAATTTTCGCTATCCCAACTTCTATCGCGCACGAACTCCTTCCATTCGAAGAAATTGTTATACTCATTTGCTATAAGCTCTTTTGCTCTTTCTATCTGCGCGTACATCTGGGGAAGAGAAACAAATTCATGCTGGGTGTGAGCATTGTAATATCCGCACGACAAATTTACCGCAGCACACCCAAGTTCAGGAGCTATATCTACGATATCCGAATAAGAACCATAATCTCTTACAAAACCATACTTCTCTACCGTTTCAGCAAATACCTCGTTATCGAGCTCATAATAAACCGCGTCCCTTTCGTGCGCTCGGTCAAATTCGATTATGAAATTGATTTTCGGTTTTATTCCACTCGCGCAAAACTTTCCTGCACCCACGCCGCCGATTTCCTCATCCTCCGTAAAGAGCACATGACACCGCAGTTCTTTGATAATTTCGAGAATCATAGTGATACCGCATCTGTCGTCTCCGCCTATTCCGAACGGAGACATCATTATACTTTTATCATCGGACATACAAATGATATCCGGTGTATGCTTATGTACCGTGTCCATATGAGCAACAAGCAGAACTGGGATTTCACCCTCGGCGTACACGAACCCGTCTCTCACTATCGGCGAATACCCCTTGTCCCTAAGATGACAAACCAACGCCGCCTTGAGCTTGTCCTGCGGGAACTTAAATATGTTAAGCAACTTCATTTTCGTTTTCCTCCTCGTTTTTCTCTTTCATATATTCTTCATAGCAGTTTCTACACATACAAGTGTCATCCACAAAATGAGCTTCGTCTTTCCACTCATACTTGCCGCACCTCTCGCAACACACCACATTATCATCAAAAGCATCGTCGCACATCGTGTAAAACTCCCCATCTATATAAACATCTCGCTCGAAGTCGTCGCTCCTATAGCCATACCTGATCTCCCACCGCTCATGAACCTCACACCAGAAGCAACAGTCCTCACAATAGAGTTCTCCGTCTATTTCGTGCAGATTGTCTTCATCGCCCACTGAGCAACCACAGCGATAACAATGATTTCCCTCGCAACAGTCAATACACTGTAACTCACTTTCTTTGTCATCATAAGTGTTCATCAAGTCGCCGCAATCGACACAATAGGAATCTCCACCGATATACAAACCTGAATTGATTTTCGATTCCATTTCCTTATTGTATGTAAAAACACATTCATCGGGAAACTCATAATAATCACGGTAGTGAAAACTATTGTCGTGGGTTGTTATAAGCTCATCCCAATCGCAATCTACTTTCTTCCACAGATTCGGTACTTCAAGACAAGTTGACATAATATCCTGAACAACAGCCCTATAATCGCGATAATTTTCGCTGGTTGAATCTCCGCCCTTCGGGTACAGACGGGACTGTAGAAGTAGACCGTTCTGGTAAAAGAAGAGCTGGCGAGTAATTTTCTCTTCCATAAACCACTCGTCGCCCGTATAAGATTCGGGGAGTGTATAGAAAATCATACTCGTGCCGTCGTTAGCATAACTCAGCGTTCCCGCCTTATAACATCCCTGATATGCACCGTTGCTGTTAATAAAGTGACAACTGCTCCACGAATTTCCGTTTGACATCAGAAGGAAATCACAAATATTCGCACTTAAAACTGTTATGCGCTTAATCTTGAGCGGATTCGTGTCATCGGCAACAACAGCAAATCTCTTGTTGTAGCTGTCATAATTTCTGTCACCGTTTTCGTGAGGGTCAACAAGCCCCGTTGCGTCGAATTTGTAATCGTCGCCAACGGGGTATTCTTTAAATATGTTATTGATAACACGGCTTCGTTTCATTCCGGAACGAATTTCCTTGTAGTAACCGATCTTGTTTATCTTTTCAGCCTCTTCTTCGCTAATCTCTTTCGTTACATTTTCTGAAATTGCGAGAAGAGCAGAGGTTACTATAGAGCTATGATTAATGCCATGTTCGCTTATCTTTTTATCGATGTATGACTCAAGTTTTTCAAGGTCATATCTGAATTTACCCATGTCTGCCGAGCGTATTTCATCTCTAAGAAACACAATCGCTTTTGCTTTTTCATTCCACATAGGATGCTTCCGCAGAAGTTCAAATACCGGTTCCTTCTCATTGAGCCACGCGCTAACATTGGTTCTTATCCCGCTTATCGTGTAATCATGGTCTATACCGATAGTATCGAAAATCTTCTTGACCTGCTTTGTGTAATAATCAACCTCTGCCGTAAAGCTATTATGTTCTTCCATAAACTTTTTATTTTCATTTTCAAAATACATTTTAAATTCCTCCTGATTTTTAAATTATATTTCTGTTATGTATTCTCTTTCTGACGCTTTCTTGAAGACTGCGGGGATAAGCTCGCTTGCAAAACACCAAAGACCATGTCCGTCTGCGCAAATCCCGTTACAAGTATGTCCTGAAATCTCTTCATCGAAAGCCACGCCTATACACGAACTACACACATTACAGATCGTTCCAAGCTTTCCTCCCGATGGATAATTTTCAACGTCCTTTATACACCTAACTCTATCGCCAACCTTGAAACTGTTTTCCATTTAGACTTCCTCCTTGATAGCGAACTTAACGCAAGTTGTGTCATTCCATTGATTAAAAACACTGCTAAACAAGCCCATATCAACTCCACGCGAATGAATATCTCGCACAACAAATGACGCATTTTTAAATCCAGTCGAGAGACGAATAGGGTCATAAATAGAATTTTTTATCTTGAAACTACTCATCTTATCCCAATATTTTCGCCAATCATCAAGCGATATTGGGAATACTTTTCCTTTTCGTGAAAGATGTTCCTTATCATCTCCAAAATCCTCCATACTCCAATCATAGTCTGCCATGATAGGGTTATACTGCATTAAGAACGAGTCAAACGATTCATTATTCCACCGAATCGGCTCCGAAATACACCAAGCCAATCCATTGTTCCGTTCAATAACAACTGCCTTAAGCCCATTGATTGTAAAAGTAGAACCAGTTTCCGTTTTGCTCACAATCTCAACAATCTGCTCCGGCGTCGCAAAAGTTAATGTTTCTCGCTCGTTGCATTTCTTGAGCGTCGGTTCGGGTGTTGATTTACCAATAAGCTCCAAATCATCTTCACCAACCCACAAACCCAAACCATATTCACATAGTCCGTCAAGACTATGCGCGCCCGGTACATAAGAATCAAAAGCCACCCCTATACTGTTTCCGGATATTGTGGCTATCGTTCCGCGAAGGAATTTAACCTCAAAACTATATATATTTCGGATAGCTCTTACTCGATCTCCAACCTGAAATCTCATTTCATTTTCCTCCTAAATTTTAATTTAATTTCTGAATCATCGTTCTCGCCATATTATCTACAGCGATATAACTGGAAGCCGTCGCCAAACGCTTTTCATCTTCGGTTGTCAGACTCACGCCCAATTCCTTTAGGACTTTGATTTTGTGTTTAACGAACCTTTTCATTCTGTCTTCTTCTGTCAACCGCAGCCCTCCTCCTTCTGTTTATGATTTTCTTCGCAAGCCATCGAGCTACGGCATCCTCCATCCGTTCCTCGAAAGCTATAATTTTACCCTCGTGCCACAGCGCATACAAAAACGCGACGACGAAGGCAATTTCAATTACAGTTGTGATTGCAAATCTCAACTCCATTTTGATTCCCTTTCTGATTTAAAATAAATTTGTACCGTTTTGTCTATACGCCTCATTCCATTTTCGCGCCAGTTCCTCCGCCTCTCTACGGCTTTCGCATAAATGGCATATATCAGCGTTGTATCTTTTAAGTATGGCGATTAAGTTATTACCCGTCGCTATCGTGTCGGCGAAGGCGAAATACTTTCCGTTTTCGGCAGTGACAACCACAACAAAAATCATTTTCATTTCAGATCCCCCTTAAAAAAGCCAGCTATATCAAACCACTTGTCTGAGATGATGTTTCCGATTTTTGTCACCGAAGAACCTATCCCATTGTCTTCATATCGAACATATTTGCCCGGAAGATCTTCCCATTTATCTACGCCGACCACCCTTAATACTTCGGAGATAGACTCCATAGACTTGGCGCTAAAGACCCTCTTTTTAGTCTCTCGATCATAACTATCCAACGCATATCCGCCGACGCCCCAAACACAACATCCGGACTCCATATATATTGTCCATGTCAGTATTCCGTGGTCTTCTCGACCCAGCATCGTGCCGGTTATTATTGCATTTTCAATTCTACCCATTTAATCTCTCTCCTCTCTAAATGTGTGCTTTGCCATAACGGTGGGCGTACCGTCATTCATCATTTTTTTCGTTTCCTCTCTGATTTCCATTTTGTTTTCCTTTCTGATTTTAAATTTAGTTGCCGAGTTTGGTTTTCCTTTCACGGCGGCTCTATCTTATATCACGACTTCGGTTATTTACCAAAATCTTTTAAAATTTTACGCTACATTTTTTCGTATTAGCTAAAGCTATACTTCATATTAGCTAACGCTGTATTCGATTTACATCTCATACTCAACATAGATATCACCGTTAGGCATATATACGCACGACCACACGTTGCCGCGCTCATATACAGCCCGTTCGGCTACACATATTGCATCATCGAGATTGTCGAAATGCTTTCCGATTACCAAACCGTTTTGCGTTTCAACTTCGACCCCATAGGTACTATAGCTCATGATTTCCTTTCCTCCTCTAATTTTATTCGCGCCGAATGACCGTCGCCCCAGCGCACCAATACAAGAGCGGATATGCTATTTCCGTAGATAATAATTCCGCCCGTTATGTATGCCGTATACTTTTCGCCGTCGTTTTCAAAACGGATTTTCGTTTCAAATCCGACTTTCCATATCACTCCCTTTACAAACTTTTCGTATGACATAGTAAAATATTCGCTCCTTTCATTTTCGTCTTAATTTTGTAGCATTTAGATTATGTTTTGAGAATAGAAACACTTCGGGAATATAATTTCATTACCAATTTCCGAAGTGATTTTCTTTAGTTTATTTCCCGCAGTTCTTCGAGTATTTCATCTTCTCCGAATACGCGCTTTACTCCTTCCCATTCGTGACAACACGCCTTCCAAATCTTATAAGCGTTCGGATTTCGCGTTAGTCTGCCGAATTCGTTTTCGGTTTCGGTTTCATACCCAAATTCCGAACAAAAATCCTCATAGTCACCGGGGTCATACTTCGTCAAACACGCGAGAATGTCGTAGCAAGTCGGCGTGATATTGTGTGTTGTGTTATATATGGAATCCCAAAATGTCACGCGCATAACCGCTCCGCTGTTTGTGTTTCGGATATAAACCGAATAGCAGTTTCGCAAATAATTTTCCTCCCACATCGGATTTGAATTTCGTTCCTTAAAAGTGATTTTGATTTCAATTCCGTTTCGTTCTGAAAACTCATTTGCCTGCATGACATAATCATTCTGTATAGTGTTTACCATGATTTTCAATTCCTTTCTGATTTAGATTCCAAATGCAAATCTTGCGCCAAACATAAATCCAGTTTTGTTGCGCGGGATATCCACGACATCGAAACACTTATCGGGCACGAATCGCATTTTAATTCGTTCCGATTCCGTATAAAGTTCATTTCCGATTAAAATGTTACCGTCGTGTATGCGTGGATTATTGTAGGTCTGATCGTATTCCGGTTTAACTTTGTAATAGCGCATGATTTTCAATTCCTTTCTGATTTAGATTTAATTCCACGCTTTTAGAGTTTTTAGATGGTCAATTTCATCGCAGACCTCCGCGAAGGCGGCGGCGTCGGTGTACATAACATTCCTGCCGTCGCTTTTGAGCGCATTAATTTTCATCTGTACGCCGAGATTCCACGCGCTCAAGGCAATCAGTGCGGCATAACAAGCGGTCATGATAATTGCGATTATTGCATATATTTTTGTTTTAGTTTTCATTTTAAATTTCCTTTCTTATTTAGATTTTTAGTTTTGATTTAGTTTCACTTTTGAGCGTAAAATTTTTTATGCCGCTTTTGTTGCCTTTGCCTTTGTCTGAGCCTTTGCGCTCGATTTTTTCGCGGATTTTCTCGCGGATTCAACAGCCCCGGCGGGTTTAGGGTCTATCTTGCCGCTTGCGCGGTCTTTCTTTTCTTTGAACTCGATATTATAGGACTTTTCGGTAACTATGCGGTGAAGTATTTCCGCGATAAGCTTTTCGAGATACTTCGGGCGAGCCGCCGCAACACTCAGAACGCCGCGCCCCTTCTTCGCGTAGAGGGACAACAGATAACCGACATCATGAGAATTTGCTTTATAGATATTGCCCTTTTCGCCCTCTACATAAAGCATAGAGTCAATTATCATCTGTAATTGCTTAAGTAATTGTGTGTTGCTTGTCGGCGTTTTGCCGAGATCGATATCGCGGGCTTGTGTAGGCGTGGCGAACTTTTCCGCAACTGTTTTCACATCCGCGCCGATACTCTGCGCCGTTCTCATGCAGAGCAAACGATTAAAAGCTGCGACTTTGTAAACCCATGCAGACTCCGCGCCGAATTTCTTTCCGCGCTCAACAAAAAATGATTCAAGCGCGACAAAATCAAGCGGGCGTTCAGCCGTGACAATTTCACGCGATTTTATGCCGTTTTCATCCTCTTTGTCTTTGTGTTTCAGCGTCTCGAAAGTTAGAGCCGTTGCCGCCGCAAGCATGGGCGCGGGTTTATCAAGCAATTCAAGAGCCGTTGCATGAAACGCGGCGCGGGTGTACTCTTTTTCAAGCTCTGATGTTTCATTGTCGAGCTTTTCGAGCTCTGCCGCCTTTGTATCGTCGGCATTTATTGCCGCGTTGTAGGCGTTAACACGTGTTTCAAGATCTGCTCTGATATCCGCGATATTCCGCAATGCTTTCTTTTCTGTTGTCTTTTTCATGATTTTTTACCGTCCTTATTTAAAATTTTTATATGCTTTTAGCCCATTAAAGAACGCGCGAACATATAACAGTTCACGCGCTCGGAATGTGTTAAAAACGAATTAATTATATATCGTCATTATTCATTCAATGAAATATTAATATCTCTGCTTTACAATAAATATTTATTCCTAAGAATAAAAAAATTACTGCTCGTTTCTGCTGTTTCCTGGGAAATAGCGCGAACAGTGTAAAACTAAAATATCTTTACAGCATTAATGAATAGTTTATTTTTTATCGTGGCTTTTGCGGCGTCCGAACACATACGCACCATACGAGGCGGGAGGTTTTAGCCCCCTCCGAAAATTTTCTAAATCTTTCCGCGCCCTCTGACCGAGCGTCACCCTTGCAATCGAAAAATTTAATAAACGCGATAATAGCTATATAAATAGCTTGCAAGGTATTTTGCATTATTGAAAAATCGGGAGCGCGTCACGGCACGCGCCGCCTCTGGCTGATAGCTATAAAAAGCCGTCAAAGCGTGATAGCAATATCAAAGTATTGCAAGGCTATATTCAATAATTATGTGTTCCGCTTTCCGTCTTTTTACCCTTGAACGGATAGCAAGCCGCTTGAATAGTGCGCTTGACCGCGCTTGACTTTTAAACCCCCTTATTATATAATAGTGTATATTCGGATGATTGTACTTTTGGGATACCCCGCGCGCCTTGTCCGCACGGCTCAACGGCTCGTTGTCGGCGGCTTGTCCGTGGGTCTCTCTCGAGTACGCCCATAGTATAGCACCAAAAAGTGCATCGTTATACTCAAAAAAGAAAAATAATGAACTTTTTAGAGATTTTACACATCTTTGTAACATATACACAATAAATCTACGCAACGGAGCTGATGAACTTGTGCAATACTAACAATTATGACCCCACTATTATTGCAGAAAAGATTAAAAAAGAATGCGCGAGACAAAATATCACAGTAAAAACTATGTTGCAAGAATTAAACATCAATCACGCCGCTTTAACTAAAATGACGCACGGCGGCGCGCCGTCATATATTACCGTTGCCCGGATATGCGATTATCTTAATATATCCGTTGACGCTCTGCTCGAACGCCCCGCGCCCGCTACACCTGAGCCGCCTGACCTGAACACGGCTATATCTATAATAGCCGCCGCCGCTAACTTATCCGCCGACTATGTGCGCGGTATACTGCACCTACCGCCGACGAGCAGCACAACCGACAACGATATATAATATTCTGTAATAGCATATAACGCTTGCGCAAGTCTACGGGGCGCGGCTACGCCGTGCGACGCTTACGCCGACGGTGAGACGGTACGCGCGTTATAGGTATATATACCTACCTATAGAGCTATAT